ATACATCTTGAGGCCCGTGCTGATTGCGGTAATTGCTGCAAAAGCGGCTAATGCACTCATTCGTTGGTCTGGTAATCAATTGCTAGTAAAGTGACAGAAAACGGGTACGGTTGGTCTTGTCTCAAAAATAACTGGGTAATCGTGTTGAACTGATCGCCAACCTGGTACGTCTTCTCTCCAGTAAAAAAGGACAAAGCGCTGCCGATATTGTCGCTGGCTGTACGGAATACCGCTTCGGTCAGGTCACTGATGTTGACGCCAAAGTTCAGCCCAAGGCTCTCCAAATAGGCAATCGTGGCAGCGTCCAAATCGTTGGCGTTGGTGCCGAATTTAAAGCTCAATGATTCCAGCAGGCGCACAGTAAAGCGGTGGATGCGCTTACGGTTCCCCACACTGGTGCCTTGTCCGGTCATCGCCACCATTGGCAGGCTTTCGATGTCTGAGTTGTAGCCCAGGCCGATACGGAAGTTGGTAGCTGCGGTCTGTAGGGTAATTGCTCCAGAGCTAACGGTCTTGTTGGGTTGAACTGCCGCATCTGCTAGAATCGCTACGCTTTCGCCTTCCAGGTGATCCAACCCCAATACGCTGGTGGATGCGCTGGTCCGGCTAGGTGGCTCTTCCAGGCCACTGTCTACAAAGTGTGCGTCACTCGGCACGACCTCACTGGCAACAAAATAGCGTTCTAGGAATTCGACATAGCGCTTAGTGCCGCCGTCGATGTCACGCTTTACAATCATCCAGAGCTGGTCGTGCGTACCTCTAGGGATGCTGGCAATGCTTTCGACCTTCGCATGATTCCCATACGTTGCATCGGTGTGGCTACCGCCGATTGTGTGGCGGCTCCAGGCCCGCATCTGCAACAGATCAACATACGTTAACCCCGCCAGCCTGCCATCGTTACGCAAGCACCACAGCACGCTGTACGGTTGATCCTGGTAGGCCGTAGCAATAATGCCGGTTTCGGAAATGTCTTCGCTGCGAAGCGTCAGGTCTGCCGCACTATATTGGTCTTGCAATTTATCAAAGGCTAGTTCCCGCAGTTTGCGCCCATTGTTCTGAACATATAATAGGTTGTTGCCGACCTTGGCGGGTAGGGCCGTTGGGTCACAGGCCCAGGCGGATACTTTGGTAATGCTGAAACTGAATGGTGTCAGCGTCACATCGTCATCGGTCCCATAGAGTTGGAATATCCCCCCGGATGTGCCGATTGTTAGTCGGCGGTCTTCCGAAAGCCATTCGATCTGATCTACCGTGTCGCTGGAAATGGTCAGACTGAGCGCATTGTCTTCGTAAATCTGCTCACCAATAATGCTGCGTCCCGCGCTGTCAAACTGCCCAGTAGAGCGCCCTAGCGGTTCGGTGGCCGCGAAGTTAAAGAAGTCGGCGGTCTTGCTAAAAAACAGAGTCTGGGGCTCTTCGGTGGTGCCCGCATAAACCAAGCGTTGCTGGTAAATCTGTACGGTACGTGGGTAGCCTGTCGTTTCGCTGAATGAGCCTAGTTGCCACTCTGTCGTAGCGCCTACCCCGGCAATCGCTTTCTTGAGTTTGACCAGCACTACTGTGGTTTCTGACCCACTTAGACGCTCTATGATCTCGCCGTAACCCCACTTGATTTGTGGGGCGACCTCAGAGTTCAGCCGCAGGTAGCGGCCTATGTCTGTTGAAGCAAAACCCGCATCGTCGTTGATGCCCGTCACCGCACTTGCCGTCACGCGCACATAGACATCCTTATCAACAAAGGACTTGTTGACGGTCATATCGTCTGAGGTGGGTGCGGCTGTGATGTCTACGGGTGTCCCGCCTGCGGTGGTCGCTACTTTAAAAGTGTTCTGTGTGGCAGAAACTACGAAGTAATCGGTGGTTGCCGATAGCGTAGGGGTGCTTGTAAAGCCACTGGGTATTGCAGAAAACTGCACCTTCATGCCATTCACCAGCGGGTGATTCGCTAGCGTAAAGGTGTTGGTGGTCACATCGACATTACTGGGCGATACCGTGCCGACCTCTTCCAAGCTGAGTGCGCCATTGGTAAAGCTGGCCGTCCAGTTGGCGGTATCTGCTAGTGCTACCGTCATCGTGGTGGTGGTGGTGTTGGTCGCCAGGAAAGGCCCATCGGTCAAGACCGTGGTCGGGCTACTTCCTGAACTCGGTAGCAACTCTGTCAGTGTCCAATCGTTGGTGTCGTTACGCTCTAGGCGGGCTGGTGGGTGGCTGGGATGGGCTAAGAAAAGTACATCAGCAGACTGTGTGAAGGCTAGGTCATCTACCTGTGCAGAAGTGTAGCTGGTGGTGACTTCATACCGTTGGCTGATGTTGACGTTGCCGCTGGTGGTCTGCGATGTGGTGCTGGTGACCGTAAAGGTATTGGCGTCAGGGACAGTGGCAATGGTGTAAAACCCGTCCACACCATCACCTGAAGTGAAGTCCAGGTAGACCTCATCAGAAGCGCTGTAGCCGTGGCTAGACTTCGTTACCGTGACGGTGGTCGTGCTTTGGCTGTAGGTGCCTGCAACGTCAGTGGTCCTGATTGGACCATCGTTGGCAAAGAAGCGGATGTAGAGGTTGCCGAACTCCAAAATCAGGCTGGTGCCCTGACCACGGCTGAAAGGGATCAGTCGGGCTGCCCCATTGTTTTTGGTGCGGGCCGCGAAGAAAGTACCTGGCCTGCGGGTTAGGCTGCCCTGTGGCAACACGACCATGTTTTCCAGCGTGGCAAGGCTGGACTTGTACGATTCAAGCTCAACCATCCCCTGCATACGCGGGCTGATCTGCCCGTCTGCAAAGCTGGATTGAAGGGCCTGAATCCGCATTATGGAGCCGGTACTGCACGCCTATAGGTTGAACCTACAAGCCTTGCGTTAATAAAGCCATCAGCAATGAACTCGCCTGCCTGTGAGCGCTCCTGTGAATCCACGCCACGGGCTTCCGCTAGGATCTGTAAATACTTTGATAACATTCGGTCACGCAGCTCCGCACGGCCTGTGAGCGCTTCGGCGATCTCACTACCTAGCTTCATGGCGATGGCGTGCAGCAATAGGCTGTCAAACTGGGTGGGGTCGGTGATCTTTGCAATGTAGAGCAGGTTGACTGCTGTTGCGTCAGTGAAGACAAAGCGGCCTTCCACTTTGTAGTCCTGGTAGAAGTCTTCGATGTCCAAGACTCGGAGACAGTCGGCGGGTAGGGCAAACTTCTTGGCATACCCCCAGGCTGGCGCAGTAACGCTTGCAGCTAGAGCCACGCGAGTTACTGCCGCATTCCAGGGGTGGCTGCGTAGCACGGCATCACGACAATCGTCGTAACGAAGGTTGCACTGCCGCGCACGCTCGTTTTCGTCGGTCAGCGCTGCGATTTTCGCCTCACCCAGATTGGACAGGGCAATGTTGCATATCTGAACGACTGAAGTCATTAGTCTCCTAGTGTGTAGAAGACCATGAACTTAATCGTCCCAGTCGCGGCTGCGCCACCTACGGTAGCAATCAAGTCGGTCTGGGCCGTGTAGTTGTAGCCAACGCCTGCGATGGCATTGGTTTCGGTCACTAGGTTTGCGGTGTTCATCGTAGTGGCCGTAATGAAACGGTCATCGTCTGAAGCATCGCCTACCTTGATCGTTACGCTTGAACCCAGCGCATCTGCGACCACTCGGACTTGCCAAATGGTTGCGCCTTTGGGCATTCGCGCAAAGGTAATCGTGTCCGCAGAAGCCGTAGAACTGGCTTCAAAGCTGTCATACCAGACCCGCATTCGGCCATGAGCTTCAGCGGCATCTACATTCACCGCCGGATCGGCAGTGATGTTGGTGACTTTCGTCGTGTTATTATTTGCCATTAGTCAGCTCCTTTATGGCGATTCGTCACAAGAAATTTCGACAACCTTTTCTTCTTCCATGCGCGTCGCCCCAATCGACATACAAGCATACACCTGGACGGCATAGCCCTTGTCTGGGCGCTCATCAATGCGCACGGTCAAATCCTTGGCTACCGCCAGTGTCAAGCCGTCAACCGCATACGCAAAACAGGTGCGGACATCGGTGCCGGTGTTGTGTGCCAGTCGGGTGCTGGTAATGAAGTTGAACCCCATAAAGGTGTTCACCTCGCCCTGAACTAACGCCTTGACGGTATTGAAATCGCTACTGGTGATGTTGGTGCTTTCCAAGAGATCCTGAATCTGCTTGGGGCCAACCACCATAATCCGTGGGATGCTTGGGTCTACATCATTGTTGTCCATGATGTACTTGGCTTCGCGCAGCTTGCCAATCGTCAGCCCTTCGTTGGAGCCTGACAGGTTGACGGCTACTTTCTGTCCTGCTGGCAGTGCGGTAGTGGTCCCGCCGGTTTCGCCAGTCTTGGCATCGCCGGTGGCGGCGGTGATGATGACATCGTCCATTGACCGCCCAATCGCAAAAGCCTGGGCCTGTGCGTAAGAACTGGTCGGGTCTACGATCATTCGAAGTTTATCTTGATCGTCGATGAGGTCGGCGACTTCGTAGTCCGCCAAGGTCACCATGCGGCGGCTGTGGGGGGTGTCGTTCAGTAAGGTGTCGGCAGCTCTGGTGGTTCGCACGCTGGCGGACTGGCTACCAATCTGGTCAAAGAAGGCTTGCTTGCCGCGAACGGCTTCAACACGCACAACTCCGCGCAGGCGTGAGCCTTTTTGTTGCGAGAGGTGCTGTAAGTTAGCGCTGTACTGTTGTACGAACGCCGTCGTGATTTGCGATGACATACGTCACTCCAATTTCGGCGTTCCCATGCCTGAAATCAGAGTTGTCCCGCAGAGGGGGCTCTATGGTAGGTGCGTGATTACGGGTCTGAACGATTGTCCGACGCGCAGCCTCGCATGGGGGATTAAGCC